TCCAACTTCCGTCATATATTGAATTCTGACCGTCCGCAATCGTTTTATAGACTGGTTCAAACTCAATTCGATTGGTTCGATTATCAATCGTCACTGACTGTTCTGAGTTCTGATACCAATCACCCGAGAATGTCAACCAATAGCCGTCGTTATAAACCGCTAAGACTTGCTCCTCTTTCTGAGTTAAGTCTTTGTCAATCTCTGGCAAGTGTGGATTAGCAGGTTCAAAATGAACATGACCCCCATAAAACGGCGTTTTGTTTATGATTACAGTCACGTCTGTTTTTCCGTAAACCGTACATGTTGCGGACCAACTAATAACATACTGCTTACCTAGCTCAAATCCATCTCCATTGTGTCCGACTTCGACATAATCAGTACCATAGGCAAGTTTTTTAGCCGTGCTACCGTTGAGGCGGTTTCTGTTGTAAATAGCTGTCCCGTCTCCACCAATCAGTCCTGCGTTAATTCTTGCGGTCTCGCTGACCTGCTCTAATTTCTTACTGAGTTCAGCTATAGAGTCCGCACCGCTCATCAACTCTTCACGAATACGCTTCAAGAACTCAGGACGCTCTTTCTCCACTTCCTCATGGATTTTAGCGCTGAAATCTTCAGCTTTGTTTTTGTATTCTTTTACAACGTTATCAATCTCAAGTTGTATAATACGAACCTTTTCGTCAATCTCTTTGTTTCGTCTTTCGACTTCATTCGCAATAGATTGTTCGAATAGCGATTCACTAAAGTCACCAACTGCATCTTTGATAGCTTGTTGACGACTTGCACGGTCTTTAGCCTGTAACGTTTGATAATCGCCTAATTCAGCAACTGAACGGTTATTATCCAATTTATCGATGACTAATTTATGGATTCTAGCTTCAAAAGCAATTCCAATCTGGTCTCTTACGATCCCGACGCTGTCACCAATCCAAATATCTTGTTCAATCGCATTGGCTAGATCTAAAAGATTAGCTTTGAACGTAACGATTGGAACAGATAAGCGTTGTAACTCTTTATAAGTCGCTTTTAATAACTCGACAGGGTCTTCAATATCCTCGTTGGTATATACACCGAAACGATGCTTAATAACGCCATTCTGATGTAGTCCATAGATATTTCTAGCTTCCTCATTAGTTACATAATTCTGACCTGCTGGTTTATCAACGGGGTCGCCATTTGCAACCGACCAAACAACATCTTTAAACTGGATTCTACGACCGTAACCGCCCGTAGCTTCACCGTTGTCGTCCGTGCTTTGTTCACCCTTACCACGACCGATAAGAGCTGTTACAACATCATCAGACGATTCTTCGTAGGTAACATTCAGAATGTTAGTGCCATACTCGAATTGATGACCTGTAACACGCCCGAAGCGTTGATTTAAGTCAATGTATCGTCCAATTATCTTGTTTTCAACAAAGGTATATCTAACCTTGAACTCGCAAGCGTATGACTCAATTATTTTAACGAGCGCTTGACGAACTGAAATATAGTAGAAACTCAATTTTCCTGTTCTAGTCAAGCCGTCTACATTCCCTAATTGATAGCCTGTTCCTTCTAAAATTCCACTCAATACTTGTTCAGCGGTTCCCTTAGGACGCTTATTCTCGATGATGAATGAATGTAAGTCACTTTCTGCCCTGTCTATACCTTGTATAGACAATCCAATATCATAGGATTTTTCTGAAATTCTGAACAAACAAAAAGCCCCGTCTCTGGATTGAAAACCAAAAAACTGGGCTTCTTTGATAATTTCAGGTTTGTAGTCTACTGGTATTTCAAAACTCGCTCTATCAAATTGATTCAATTCAATCGTATGTGTAAAATCCGCAAGGCTCGCTTCATCGATTACATCAATCAGTTCCTCTGTTTGATTGAATAAATAAATCATGCAAACACCTCTTTATACTGGATATCATTCAATGTAGCGCCCTCAACTTGGAATGTATTCACGCCTTTTTGGAGTTTAAAATAGCGACTGTTAACCACATCAAAGTTTTTCAACTCGTTTCGGCCATTTAACGTGATTTCTCTAGTTTCACAATTAATTACCAGACTTGAATCTTGAACGTAAGTAGCTTTTAATCTGATATATTTTTGAGTTTCAAGATGTAAGATGCGAATTTCAGAACCTTCTTTAGTTGTAAGGTACAAAATAGGCTCTGTTGGAAAGTCTCCGTTATAAGTTACCTTGTTACTTCCTGTACTTTTAGGTTCTGTATACTTAAATGGGTCATAGCAAATGAAATGTAGTTTAATAACTGTGTCGTTTGCGTCTTCCAATTCTGGTTTCTTAACTTTTGAAAAGATAGCTTTGTAATATCTCTCTCCATCATCGCCAAACTCTAATTTCTTAGCTTGACGGGAAAACAACAAGCGATTCAAACGCTCATACTGTTTTCGCATTCCCAAATCAGTATAGCCTGTTAGTCTGACCTGTATTTCAATCTCACGCTCTTTATACGTCGCACCATACAGATATTGACCGTCTCGACCTTTTATATTCGCTGTTTCATGGTGAAAATCAAGGACGTCCCGTCCTGTGGTATTCGCCACGAAAAACGTTCCGTCCTCGTTATTCATTTCTTGATTGAGGCTTACTCCACCAAATTGAACTTCTAAACCAGAGTTAAATGTCGGC